TGCTTGCTTTCCGAACTCTTCAAGCCCTGCGCTGCCCAGGTTCAAAGTGGGAATCAGTTCCGTTCCGGCCTTGCCGAATATCTTCATGGCCAAGGCAGACTTTTCCGCCCCGTCAGGCACCGCCTTGAATCGATCAGCGACAGTCAGGAAGACCTTATTCAGATCACCGCCCATAGCGCCTAGTTGCTTCGCGCTAATCCCGAGATCTGCGAACGCATCCCGCTGCTCTCCGCTCTTCTGGATAGCGGCTTCCATGTTCTTGGCGAGAAACTTGACACCTGTCGAAAGCCCTTCGAAGGATGACTCGTTCTGTTCAGCCGCGAATCCGAGTTTTGATGCGCTCTCAACCGCTATGCCTGTCTTCTCATGCAGGTTCTTGAGGGACTCGCCGAAGTCGGCCGCGCTCTTCGTCATCGCCAGCATCGACCCGACGACAAGACCGCCAACCGCAGTCAACGCCTTGCCGAAGTCGAGCGCCGAAACCGTCACGTCATTGATACCGGAAAAGAAAAACCGTCCGTCACGAATGGCGAACACAAAGTAACCGTCAATGAACGAAACCGTTACAGGCTGCGGCAAGTCGCCGTCGCCAAGAGAAGACGGCGGCGATGAATTCGTGATGATGAAAACGTCATCCTCGGTCACGCAAAGAATGTCGGGAACGGGCGATTTATTGTTGCGGGCAAACGTCACCGGCAACTCACCCGGAAGCGCGCCAAGGTCGGTCACGACATATTCGCCGGAAACAAACGTAATGAGCGTCAGCCGGTCTTTCTGCGCCACGTACAGTTCGCCGTTGTAAAAATGCGAACCCCTTCCGGCAAGGTGTGTCGTCTTGGCGATTTCGCGCAAGCCTGGGGCGCGGCGTCGGGCAAATTCAGCGCGAGCGCCCGCGCCAAGCGGCGATGCATAGCAGTTGACGAGCCTGCCCGCGCCTTCGCCCGGTCGGATACCTGGGGAGGTCGTATTAGGGAGGGCAATCGCCACCATTAGAAGAAACTCACGTTTTGCGGCTGTCCGACGTAATCGGAAGGGCGCAGATAACGCAGCCGGTTAATCGCAGCTACGCGCGCCAACTCGTTCTGGGGCTGTCCAAAACCCGGCGCGTTACCGTTCGCGATGATCGTAGCGAGCGGGTCAATAAACTCGCTGTCTATGCCATCGTCTGCGTTGTAGTAGGTGCCCACATTAACGCCAGCTTCAAGCAACAGCCCGTCAAGGCTCTCATCAATCGCGTCAACGTCTTCCGGTTCGGGGGCCTGCCCCGCCGCAATAGCGTTAAGTTTTTTGAGCGTTTCGCGGATAAGGTCTTGTCTTGTGGGCATTCTCAAATCCTCGAAACGCTCAGTAGTCAGTTGTTACCAGCCGGTTTTGGGCGGCTCGCTGTCGATCAAGTCGCCTTCGTCCAATTCGAAATGCTGATTTGTGCGGAGTTTTTCGATCAACAGCACATCGCGCGTTTCGTCAAGTTCTTTGGCTTGTCCGTCGAAGAACCGCACGCCCTGCATGGTAACAACCTGTTCGTCACCATTCGGGGCGTTATAAGTTGCGTAAGTCGCCATTTCCTGTTATCCTTGTTTCGTCAAAGGTTCGTTATTTCATGAACCCGGTGAGATAGGCGGTCGCCGTGCCTGCGGCTGCGGTTGCGGAACCAGCCGGGAACGTGATCACAACAGGCGTGTCTGCCGTGAATTCGTAATACAGGCCGGTTGCTGCGAGCGTGGTTGTCGAGCCGCCCGCCTGGCCGACGGTGGTCGAAGCGACAAAGCGGTCCGCGTCACCGGCATCGCCGAGAACGGCGGTAACAGTAGGCGAACCGTTCGTGTCAACGTCCGTCAAGGCGAGATAGACGCCAGTGACGACAAAGCCCTTCGGCGCAACGAAAAGCTGCACAGTGTTTGCCGCGACCAAATCAGCCGCGAGAATTGCGATAGGACCGCCAAGGGTCTTGACAGTGCGGGCAAAGCCCTGATTGCCCACCTGGGGCTGTGTGTATGCGATGCGGTCAGCCATTGCTGAAACTCCAATGAAGTGCGCCTAGCGCGTTAAACGAAAAGCGGGGCCGCGTTATTGCCGCCCCGTTCTAAGCGTTAGGCGTTCGCAACGCCAGAGACAAAGCCAGTAACCATGCCCCAGTCTACGAGCGAACCGACCGTGGCCGAAGCACCGGCAGCAAGCGGGGCCTTAGCGATCTTGCCGACGCCGTACTGTGCCTCGATACCAAGGCCGGTAACGAAATCATAGTCACCATCTTCAAGCTGCGTCGGGCGCGGCATCTGACCGAGAACATAGGCAAGTGCGCCCTGGCCGCAAAGGAAGAACGGTTCAACGTCGATAGACGAAGCACCTACGCCCTTCAGGAGAAGGCGCTGTGTGATTTCGGGAATGTTCTTATACAGAACGCCGTCAAACATCAGCGCGCCGCCCGTAAAGATCGGATTGGTTGTGGTCGGGCTGTTCTCGCGAGCGCGGGCATCGCGGTTTGCCTGATACATAACCGGGTCGGCCTGAAGGTCACGAAATGCACGGTCGCCAAGGAAGCAAACATACATTTCTTCGTCAAGTTCTTCCATCTGCCAAGGCGTGATCTTCGGACGCCCGTTATAAATACCGGGGTTGTTCGGATCGACGCCGGAAGCCTTGGCCTGCGCCTTGGCGAGCGAGCCAATCGCGGCGGTCATCTTGTCGGAAGTGCTGTCAACGTTGGCAACAGCGGTTGCGAAAGTCGTGGAATAGTTGCTGAGAAGCGCGCCAAAAACAACGCGGTCATAGTTGGCAGTGACCCATGCGTTTTTGTTGCCTGCCGTGGCGTCCTTCCACTTGATACCGTTGACGCGGTTGCCCGGTGTGCCGAAACGGTTCGCCTGGATCGAGGAAGTCGGGATCGACAAAAGCGCGTCCGTGATATCATCGCGAACAATACGCTTAGCCCAGTTGCGGAGCAACGTGCGGGCCGTCGAACGCATAGAAAAGGAACTTTCTTTGTTCACAGCGCGGTTGTTAGCTACGGCGTTACGTGCCCAGTCTGCCCACATTGGCATCCCGTAGCTATCGATCTGTTCTTCGTTACCGCGAAGCGTGCCAGCGCCGACGCCATCGCCGACAAGCTGTGTTACAAGCGGGATGCGGATTTCCTTGCCGTCCGCTTCAAGGTCGGCCATGCGAACGATAACGGAAGTGCTATCGTTGCCCATGTAGGGATCGAACCGAGATTTGCGCAGAAAGTCAAAGGCGACGTCTGTGCGGAACTTGATCAGTTCGTTATTTGGATGATTGGTAGTCAGTGCCATTTGTTTAGCTCCGGGTGTTGCCCCGAACGCTTATTTTCCGCGTCGGGCTGAAGTGATTGAGTTGAACATATCACCATCATTCTGCGCTTCAGGGCTTGCGGCGTTGCTGTTGCCGCTAGCAGGTAAGCGCGAAAGTGAAGGCGGTAGTTTGACGATAGGGGCGTTTGACTGACTAGCCGCGACAGGTGCACCGTTCATCTTAGCCACAGCTTTCGCCAAGAATTCCGGATTGTCCAACAGTTTTTCCGCCCATGCCATCGGGTCATTCCCGACAGTTTCAAGCGTCTGCTGGCGCTCGTGCCATTTCACAAGATTACTAAACAGGTTGCCTTTTTGGCTCTGCAACTCGCTAACGAGCGCCGCCGCCTGGGGCGTGCCTGCCAGTGCTTCAGCCGCTGCCTTGGCCGCTGCTACCTTTTCAGCGCCGTGAATTGTTTCAGCGCGGCTTTCCATGATCATTTCGCGCAATTCGGAAACTGCACCGTTGATCGGGGTAAGCTGGCCTTGCAAAAACGCGTCGGGGTCGTCCCAAATCGAAGCGGGGGCTTCCTGTCGCGTCGGCGTCTGTGTAGTCGCAGGCTTGGCTTCCAGTGCAGCAAGTCGGCGCTCTAGCTCGTCGGCGCGGCGTTCCGCGTCTTGGCGCTTACGGCGTTCGTCCTGTACAGCGGCGACCGGAACCCCTTCAGGTGTGGGCACTGCTGGCGTCTGCACTGTTTCGGCTACCGGCTGTTCTGCTTTCGGGGCTTCAGATGCGAAGCGCCCGTGTTCATCGCGAACCGGCTCTTGTGTTGTTACTGGCTCAGTCTGTGCAGGCTCTGCATTTCGTTCGCCAGAAATGACACTTTCAAAAATGTCCATGTCGTTTTCGTCAGCCATAATCATTTCCTTCACGCCCGTAAAGTCGGCGGCACTCGGTATAATCGCCCGGAAGTCGGCGGCACTGTCTGCACGTTACGCCCTTGAAGATGGCGGCTCTTTCGCGGCTTGGCGCATGTGGTCTTGATGGACTATCATGCGTTCGTCGCGACTGCGGGTTGCCTCGATTTGATCAGTGGCGAATTCGAGAGGGGCAAGCCGGGTATCAAGCCGGATTTTGTCAGTCTCAGCCGCCACTTTATTGGTCGATGCATTCTTGTTGCGAATTTCTGCCAAAGCCTTGGCAATGTCAAGGTCTGTCGGTCCAGTCTCGCCATTATTTCCGGCCTGCCCGGCTTCGGCCATCAGCTTGCGGGCTGTTGCCTCGTTTTTCATGGCTTCCGAACGCAACTTATTAATCTCAGCTTCGGCCCCGGCCTGCGCCATCGGGTTAGGCTGCGCCTGGGCTTTGGCGCTTTCTTCGAGAATATCGAGCGCCTTTTTCTTGATGCTACCGGCCAACGGCGATAGCTCGATAAGCAGTTGAGGCGGCAAGTTCTGGCCTTTTTGGGCCATAATAGACAGTGTGTCGTAAGCGTCTTGCTGCATGTTAATCGTGTCGGGGCCTTCGTCAATGATGATATCAACATCGAGCGAACCAAGCGCGTTAACGATTTCCATCTGCATCGTTTGCGGGTTAAACTGCTGTTGGTTGATTGCGAAGAATTCGGCTAGACCGTCATTGTCCGTGACACGTATCCATCGCTCAGCCGTCCAATGCTGTTTGATAGCGCACCAAATCGCCCGGTAAACACGCAGTTTCCAATTCTTGTAAGCAAGCAAATACGGGCCTAGTTCGGCAATGCCCGCCTGTTGCTGAAGCTGGATAGCGCGGCCCGACAACTGATCTACACCCTGACCGATAAGCGCCGGGTTAAATCCGTAATTCTCGATTTCGTTCTTTGCATCTTCAAGGAATGCAAGCTGACCCTGTAGCTCTTGCGCCTTGGCTGCGTCGTCAAATGACGGGGGAGTTTCACCGACGTACTCGATTACGCCATCAGGGCGCGCGGCTTCGGTGCGCAGCTTCTCGATATCGTCGCCGGTTCCCTTTTGGATGGTCACCCGGCGCGTATTAAGTTGGTGCAGGCCCTTCGAGCGGCGTTGATTGATTTCGTCCTGCGACGACTTCATATTGCGGATAAAGCCGTAACGGTCGCCGTCTTGGTCAACGTTTGCGGAAAACGCGATATACTTGCAAATGTCGCGTTTCTTCTCATCCTGAATGTATGCGTCACCTTCGGCTAGAACCGTGCTTCCGGTGTAAATGCACCACTTCCATCTGTCGCCGACCATATACCAGTGATCAACAATGCGAACTTGTTTGTTGTTCCCGACCTCCATAAACCATTTCTTGTCGCTGTCGGGGTCGCTTGTCAGTTCGCCGCCTGTTTCGACGCTTTCACTGATTTCTTTGGCCTTGTCAGGAAACAGTGCAATAGTGGCATCAAGGTCAGCCCATTTGCCCACACCCATATACCGGGCGTCGGAAAAGTCGTCTTTGAGCGAACGCGGATCGTAGAAGAACGAACTAGGGTCGCCGTCTTCAAGCCCGATATCAACGTCGCCTCTATCGCCCTGCACAAGGTTAAGTTCGATAAACCCGATACCGTCAACAGCCGCTGTTGTTCCGCTCTTGGATGACTTGGCGGGCCACAACTGTTCGTCGCACACATAGCGCAAAGTTGCCGTTGCGATTTCGGCCCCTTCCTCGTGCTTCGGCGTCCGTGGGAACCCGCGCGGGTCTTGGCGCTGTCGTTCCAGCAAACCGACAACCGCATTGATCTTGCGGCCAACACGGTTATATGTTACGACTGGCTGACGGCGTTTGTTCAACGCTTTGATTTGCTCAGCGGTCCATTGTGAGCCGTGATAATACCGGCGCGCCAACTGCTGTTCGTTTATCTCGTCTTGCTTGTTGTCAAGATAGCCAAGATACTCGTTTTTGCGCTTTGTGTGTTCCGCTGTTGCCATGTTAGTAGCTCATCCAATCGCCGGGCTGCGCAGTATTCGAGGAAGATTTGTAATCGTTAGATTTCTTTTTCATCGGCAGAATAATCGCAGATGCATAAGGACGCGACATGCACCCGTAACGCGCTTCGTCTGCAACGTGATCTTCTGCGTCTGTGTCCAAGTCTTCCGGCCTGTTAGTGTCGTGTTGCAATGACGGAATAGTTCGTATAAAGTCCGTGCATGTCGAGAACACATAAAGCATTGGATTTTCGCCGTCGCC